GCCGTGTCCCACGTCATCTTGTTGCCGGAGGTGTAGGTCGTGAACGCGGCGTTCGCGACCGTGGACGTTCCCGAGGTCGGGGTCGTGCCCGTCACGTACGAGCCAGTCGCGTAGAGCGTCGTGCTCGTCTGGACCGCGCCGTCGCCCCAGACCTTGAAGTTCGTCACCCCGTTCGCGGGGGCCGTGTCGACGTACAGCTTCAGCCACTTCTCGTAGCTGGCCGTCCCGACCGAGATCGGGTTCGCCTGACGGTTCGCGAGCGAGTTGGTCGCGTTGTCCGCGCTGATGAAGTCGATGCCGGTGACGGCAGCCGACTGGGTACCGGCAGACGAGCCGGTGTAGACCCGCAGGGTGAGACCTGCTGCCACGATGTCCTCCTTCTATCCCTTCGAGCCAGAGCCAGCGTCAGCCTTGGAGGGCTTGCCACCCTGACTGTCGGGAGGGGTGGCCTTGTCTTTCGACACCGCATCAGCGGCGGTGGGGACCTGCTCCAGCGTCACAGCTCCCGTAGCCGTCGACATGATGAGCTTGTCGAACTCTGGTCCGAGCGGCTCCATCCCGTCCTCCAGCCGCGCCTCGTTGATCGACTTCCACGGGACTCCCGAGAGCGCCAGCTTGTTGAACTGGCCTTTCGTCAGGGACTCCTTCATGTTCAGTCGGATGAACTTGAAGCGGAGGTTGTTGGCTGGACCGCCGAACTCATCGTCCCACACGATCTCACGAGTGAGGTAGTCCTCCACGAGGGTGAGCAACGGGCGTAGCCCCCGGTCCTCGGTCGCGTCGGCCTGTGTCTCGCTCGTCGATCGGTTGACGTCGAATGTCATGCCCAGATCCTGCGGGGAGAGTCCGTACACCCCCGCGATCTTCCGGACGAGATAGACCTGCCATTCGAGGAACTGCATGTCCCGGTTGTTGGGCCGGAACGGGACGAACTTCGCCCCCCTCGAACCGCCGAGGAACGCCATGGCCCCCTTGCCTGCGACCTCGGACTCCCAGTACGCCTTGAACTTGTCGACCTGATCGACGCGGACTCCTTCGCCAAGGTCGAGCAGGCCATCAGGGGCGGCGTTCGTCACCTGACGGCTGTTGTAGTCGGAGGCGTTCAGCTCCGCATCGATCGTCAGCTTCAGCGTCTCGATCGGAGCGAGCCCGACGACCCGGTACGTGGCCGGGTTCGCCATGATGTAGACCAGCTCATCGTTCTTGAACCGGGCCCGCTCGAAGTTGTCCGGGTACCAGAAGTACCTCGGGTCATCGGGGTTCGACCCATCCCAGAGCCGGTTGACCTTGATCTTGCCGCCGTCCACGGGCCAGAGCTGGACAACGCGACCGTTGAGCCCGCGGACCTTCTCGATGACACCGGCATCGAGCGTGAGGATGTCCTCGACCACCGGCTCGGCGAAGCTGCGGAAGCTGTCGTTCCGTGGGTTGGGCGTCCGGAACAGGTCCCGGATCGCCCCGGCGAGGGGACGTGAGTAGTCCTCCTCGGGGTCGAAGGCGATGATGTCCCACGAAGCGCTGGAGATCTGGAGGCGGCGGATGTTGATGGCGGTCCGGATCCATGCGGAGTGCTCCGCCCAGTTGCGGAACAGCTCCACGTTGGCCTTGCCGACACGATTCCGTTCTTGGAACGAGAGAGCCACCCCTGCGGTCGGAACCTTGGCCGGTGACGTCTTCGGGGCGGCCCTCAGAAAGTCGAAGATGCCCATCTACTTCCTCAGCTCTCTGAAGTGCTCCTTGACGATCCGGTCTTGGACATCGGCCAGCCGGTCGGAGAGCAGCTTGTTGTTCATCGCCTTCACGGCCTGATCGTACGTCAGGGTGTAGGTCTGGATCTGATCCATCATGTCGGCGACATGGTCCGGGACCGATCTGGCCCCGTCGCGGAACTCGATCTCGCGCATGTCACCTCCTCAGCTTTCCGAACATGAAGTTCGCTCCGCCGAGATCCATGCTGTACCCCTCGGCATCGACGAAGTCGTCGTGCCCCTTCGGGAAGCCCGTCAGCTCCATCTCGAAGTCCGAGCCCTTGAGGCTCTGGTGGTGATAGACGCGGTGAGCCTCGTACTTCGCGGCAACCGCCCGAGCCCGTGTCACCTTGTCCGTGTCCGCCTTGATGCCCTCGATCGGGATCTTCGGGTAGTCCCGCATGATCTCCTGCACGAGGGTGCTCTGGAACTGCTGGTTCTCACATCGGACGAGCCCCATCGAAGGATAGGCTGCCCACCCGTCGTAGACGAACTCGGCATGCCGGGACTCGCGCCGGTCTCGATAGGCGGAGAGGATGTAGTAGTTGCCATCCGTGTCCTCGGCAGTGACGACTCGGGCAGTGAAGTCGGCCGACTGCTTCTCCGAGGAGGCGAGGTCGATGCCCATGCGGATCGTGTACTGCTTCTCGGGATCCAGCGTCGTGAAGTACTGGAAGTTCGCGCCCCGGAAGATGTTGCCCTCCATGAGGCCGCGGATGTCGTTCTGGTAGGCGCAGTTGAAGAGCGGCGTGCCCAGCTCGCGGCGCTTCTCCAGCAGCATGTCGAGCGGCCAGTGCTCGGGCCAGTAGCTCGACAGCTCGCCATCCTCATCCTCGATGATCGCCTTGCGGACGATGTGCCGCCATCCGTTGCCACCCTCGTCGATCGGCTTCATGAGGATGTCGTAGAGATCCTCGTCAGCCCACCGGGTCCCGACGATGATGACCACGCCACCCGGGACGAGACACGGGATGAGGGTCTTCCAGAACCACGTGGCGACCTTCTCGCGCTGCTCCGGGCTAGACGTGTTCTCCTCGTCAAGGATGTCGTCGCAGAAGATGAGGTCGAACCGCTTCGAGATCGTCGCTCCGCCCACGCCGTTGCTGTAGAGGGTGACGTCCTTGCTCTTGTGCCACCGGCTCTGCGCATGGATCCACTCGACGTCAGTCCACTTGGACTTGCTGACGCACTCGCCGTAGATCTCCTTGAAGCGGGTGCTCTCGATCGCGGACCGCATGCCACGGGAGAAGTCGTTGCTCTGCTTCGCCGTGTTGCTGAAGAGGCCGATCCGGATGTCCGGGTTGTTCGCGATGAGATGCGTGAGCCAGATCGTGTTGCCCCACGTCGTCTTCGCGGCCCCTCGGGGTTCGAGGATGACGCCCGACTTCCTGTCTCGGATGCAGGAGTCCTCGAACGCGACCAGCTCCCGGTGATGGGCATATGCCTCGTACCCGAAGACGTACTCGCCGAACGCGAAGACGTCGCTAGGAGCCAGAGACCTTAGCGAGAGGTCGTAGAGCTGTTGCCACGCCTCCTCCGGCAGATCTGCGCTCGCGAGCGAGATCAGCAAGTCCTCGGAGGACATCTGGGGGGAGTCCATCGGCAGAGAAGTTGAGTCCAAGGTGCAGCTCCTCCTTCCGCTCGGTCACCTCGCCTGTCAGGACGAGGAGCTTCTCGGCGGCGAGGACGGCATCCTTCGCACTGAGGTACGGCTGCTTGTCCGGGTCGTCGTCGGCGAGCCGCATCGCGAACCGAGAGATGATCCCCCGGAGCGTGTACACGACCTCCTGCCGGATCTCGGCAGCCTCACGGGCCCTGATCTCCGCCACGTTCTCGATGTACTTGTCGTCCCGCTTCGTACGGAACGTCATGCGCTTGTCGTTCCAGCGGCGCTTCCGGGCCTGATCCGCGACGGACGAGAACGACCTCACCCCGTGCCGCTCGGCAAGCGCGCGGATCGAGATGTCGCTCTCGATGTACTCGCGTTCGAGGAGGTCGTAGTCGACCTTGGCGTTGCTCATGTCTCAGAAAGATACTCCGAAGCGATGATCTCCAGCCCATGCCAGTCCGGGACATCATCTCCGTCCGACATCATCCGGACCCGAGCGATGGCTTCGTCGAGTGTCGCAGCCGCAGCCCGAGGCATCCGGTAGAGACGCTCGACCCATGCCGTCTTGGCTGGCGGCTCGACCGGCTTGTTGAGCTGGCTCCAGTCGAAGTCGTTCGCCATCCCGGTCAGACGAGCGAAGACATCCTTGCTGTAGGGAAGCACGGCGAGCAGGTCGTCTGCATGCTGGCGATCGAGCAGATCCCGGAGGATGACGCTCACCTTCGCCGGATCGTGAACGCCACGGACCTCGTTGAGAGCGAGGGTGAGCTGCTTCGCGGTGTCGTCGTCGGCCTCGACCACGAAGACCGGGACCTCGGTGAATCCGAGTGAGATCGCCACTGCCCAGCGATGCTCGCCGTCGATGATCTCGGCCTGCATGTCGTCTTGCATGCGTGCGATGACCGGATCGACGAACCCGAACCGCTCGATGTTCGCCCGCAGGACGCGCTCCAT